ACTGCGGGACATAGCCATATGATCTCTCCATCTCAGATTTTATATACTCTATTTGAACAGCCATCACTTCTGTTCTTTTATCTACTGCTACAAGGGTTTTTGTGGCCCAGGATGCCCAAGAATACACCACACCAGCAACTCCAATAACAAAGCTTGTGCTTAAAACAATTGTAATTTGTTTATCTAACAACGCCATCTTTTTCTCGCCTGCCGTAAACGTGAGTTAGGGTTCTTTGCTGCTTTCGGAAACTTTTTCATTTGACCCGCGGATCTTGCACAAAACGATTTACGACGAGCCTTTTCCTTCTTTGTTAAGTTCTTCTTTTTTGTAACCGCGGTTTTTAATTTAGATCCGGGATTTTTTCTTCTGTAGGCCTTTACGCCTGCCTCAGTCATTCCCGCCCCCTTTGCAGTGGGACGGAAATTTTTCTTATTGCGCTTTGGCATGTCATCCTTGCGCTTTTTCTTTTTAGTATCAGCCATACTTCTTACGCATATACAAAATTATTGTATAAGTGTCTGCGGAACTATGCCCGACCGTAGTAAATAAAATATCTCCAGTTTTGCCACTGCCCGCGTTGTTGGTTAAGCCTCCAAAAGATGAATAATCGTGATCTCCACTTTGGTTTTCACCTAACTCAATGCAAAATGCATTTGAACTGGCATCAAATAATATCTGCACTTTCATGCCAATACATTGCCACCAAATTCTTTCAATTATAACTTCGGAACAGGCTGTGCCCCCAAGGCTCGCTTGAAGCGCAGAGACGTCAACTTTTACAACGGCACTCTCTCCAGTGCCGTCTGAAATATTTGTAAACTTCATAACGGCTTTATTTGGACCGTCTATTATAGTTTGTGAGGTTACAGCATCCGCCATATCGTTAACTCCTTACAATAATTAAGAAGCATCTGATGAGCTTGAGATACCAATAAACTTCATAACTATTGTTGTGTCGGCACCCGGATCACCGGACACAACTACCTCAACCTCATCTGCTGTTTCTGTAGCAGCCGTTGTTGTCCCACCAGACATACCCAAAACACCGTTGCATGGAAAGAAGCCTTTGAAACCAGTGCTGTTTACAGCAGCAGATATGCCGTCTACAAATCCATCAGTATCAGCATCTGTGCCAATATCATTAAGGGTGACACTGTTAGATGCCGCACCAGTTACAGCAATCATAACGCCCATAGGAATAAAATTTGAAGGAATCCCAATCGCAGATTCTTTACCCGTCGTTGCACCATTAGCTACAGTGACTGTAGCCGTGTACACAGACATAGTCATCTCGCTTGTGAGAGCGCCCGTGGTAGAACTTTTTACTATGTTTTTGAAGCCGTTTTCAGAACGGACTGGACCCGAAAAGGTTGTATTAGCCATGTATGTCTCCTGTCGTGGCTAGTGTCAGATGCCCAATGCATCTGTCAGGAATATTTTTACTATACATTAAAAGAAACAAAAAGAAAGGGGCAACCGAAGTTGCCCCAGTTATCAGGGAGGATACTAATGAAACCCATCAGTACCCTCAGTGTAGCACAAGTTACGCGCCAGGTGTACCAAAAACGCTACGCCAATCAGAAACTCCGAAAGAATAACGCTCGCGGGCCTTAAAACGCATGTTTCCAGTGTCAAAATCACCTTCCATTGCTGTTTTAATAGGCGCTCTGTTAAAATACTTGAAGCCGTTTGGAGCATCAGTTTTGACAAAAAATGCATCTGTATCTGTCAAGAAATGATTTACTACGGCTCCATCAGGAAGCATACCCATGTTACGCATCGCGTTTGCATCATTGTCGGCTGTGCCACTACGCAAAGTTGAGTTCATAACACGCTCTGCAATAAATTGCAGTTCTTTGGGTATAATTAGCTTCATGCCACGTACCGCAATCTTCAAACCACGCTCATCAGTCAAACCTGCTATATCAATCATCATTTGCTCTAACGAAGTCTCGTTGAGATCCGCTGCGACAGACAAAAGATTACGTTGGTTTCCTGTTAAGGACGGGTGTGAAGAAGAACAAAGTGCTGCACCATCACCAATCGCGTTACCACCCGTAGAGGAGAACGCATTGTTGAGAATAGCCGCGGCTTTGATCTGCTTGGTTTGCGCCATGGAACGAGCAAGAGCTTTCGTATACCTTGAAGCAAGACGATCATAAAGATTGTCCTCAATAGCTTCTTCAGTAATTGAAAACGCCAACGCAATCGTCTCGTGGGTGTAACGAGCCGTGTAGGTTTCTTGTGCATCGTCAAAGCTGATAGTTGCACCTTCCTGTTTAGTCGGTGCGCTTGCAAAGCCCCCCAGCATCGTCTCCTCTTCGAATGCTCTATCAGAGGCCTCTTCTTCAAAAATTTCCGCATGTTCGTTTTCGTAACGATCATACTCCAACCCAAACAAAGCATTTAGGCCGGGTTCTAGCTCTTTCGCCAGTTGTGCGCGAGAAATAGCCATCTATCTATCCCCTTCCTATATGCCAGTTGTAGCAAACGTACCGACTGCAATGCCGACGCCGCTATTAAATGGGTGATTAAGTCGTACAACGTACTGATGACCTGCTGCCGAATAATCTTCGTTCGCTGGATCTTCGTACAAGCCGACAATACGAACATCTAAGGTGTTGGTTGTAGCTGCGCTACTAATGTCCAACATATCAGAAGATTGACCTGTTGAAGTGCTTCCATTGTTCACAGATGCCATATCACAGTTCAAAAATGTATCTGCCAAAGCTGTAGCTCTGTCAGTGTTCGTTCCGTCCGCTACGACTGAAAAAAGCTGCATGGGATCATCATGCACAAACGCTTTTACCGGAAAATTAGTGTCAACACTTACACTATTAGATCCAGGCCAGTAGTTAAGAAAGGTGGTTTTCTTGGTTGTGGAATCAACATACTCAACGCCATTTAAAACACCAAGGGGGCATACTGATTGATCAGAGATCGCAATAGTGCCACTTGAAAGTGGAATTACAATGCCGCCATTGTAAATAGCTGTTGTGTAGTTGTTGGCAATTTCATACTGGGTAATCCCAGTAGAATTAACATTACCACCCACTTTACCAATAGGACGAAGACCATAGCCACCTGTTAAAGTATTTGCCATTTGGTTAGCTCCTAATTAGACAGCCCTATCTTCTTGGACCGCCAAAGGTTACACGAGATTGACGATCAGGTTTATTAATCGTCATAGTTGAATGTTCGTTCTGTGACATCATATCGTTGTCCACCGCGTTCATCTGATCAGAGTTCATACTTGCAAAATACTCTGTTCTTTCAGCCACAGTTTCTTCCGGTATACGTGCCAGCATCAAACCACCCACACCAAACACACCTTCATATTTACCTGATTCAATAACAGGAGATTCGAAGTCCGGATATTCATCCTGACGTACAAGCTCCCAACCCTCACGCAATTTTGCGCTGATGTTTTTGCGGTCATCGAACCCACGCGTTTCGGCACGAATCCAACGATGCTTATATCCATCGGGTGCAGGCGGTGCATCTAACATAGCCCATGGCTTACGCGCTGCCATTTTCTCCCTTGTTTGATTTGCGCGAGGAGTTCTCTTATTTGTCTCTTGTGTCATAAAATCAATCCTTCACGTACTTCGCGTATTCACTAAGCGGCACTCCCAATTTCTTCGCAATTGCGACTTGGCTAGGGGAGAGTCTAACCTTTTTCCCACTGCTGCGCCCAGAATTTTGTCTTGAAACACCAGCAACCGTCTGAACGGGCCGTTTACTGGTGGTATTTGAGGACACATTAAACTTTTCAGCAATGCGTCTGTCAAGTTCATTATAGTAATCATCTGAAGAAGGGTCAAACTGCTCTTCCTCAACTAATGTCTTGTGTATACCAAAAGCTGCATACGTCATAGCATCATCAGAGCCAAACCACTCGTTTTTCTCTGCCCATTGCTCTGCTTTACGGTCAGGACGACGAACTTCCTGTGGTTGAGCCTGCGGAGCAACTTGTTGCTGTTGCGCAAATTGCTGCCTTTGTGCCACTATGCGCTCTTGCTGTGCTTTTGCCTGCGCAGCACGGTCGTTTTCAATTGCCAACGCTGTGATTTTACGGTTTGCCTCTACCGCGGCCTGCGTATCACCGATCTCCATCGCACGAGCAAGCTCTTTTTCTGCTTGATCAAGCTGAGAAGTGACTCTGTTCGAAAATTCGTTGACAAAACTATTGTCAAGATTTGCCATACGGCCTTTAAGCTGTTGAGACTCGTTTTGAACCTGTTTTGCGTAATTCAAAGCCTCTTTTTCACGCCTTTCGGCCTCTCTCATCTTTTTTGTCAGACGATCTATGCGTTTTTGCGTTGCAGAATCCGCTTTTTGGTACTGATCCGGTTCAGCTTCTACCGCCTCTACCTGTGGGGACGGTTCTGTTTCTACTTCCGTAGCCTCTTCCGTTTCTAATTCTAGTTCAATCTGGTCTTCGTCGGCCATTTTTTACTCCTAATAGTGCAACACGTCTTCTGGATCAATAATGCGAGCCAGTATCTCATCGTCATTTAATATTCTGACCTCTCCGCCATCAATATTAAACCGAGATCCAGCATATCGGGCAAACATTACCCAATCTTTTTCTTCGCACCACGCTCCTTTTGGAAATTTTTCTTCGTCTTGGTATGCAAGAGGTCCAACTTTAAGAACGTAACCAACTTGAGTAGAAACTTGCTGCTGCTCCACAATCTGATCAGGTAAATAAAGACCAGATTCCGTCTTACCTTTGCCCCTATATGGCAAAATTAGTATTCTCCAACCTGTTGGAGTAGGCATTCTTTGCAATAAAGAGCCCCCGATTGATTCTGGATTCAACACTTTGGGTTGTTGATAGGCGTCTGAAAGATTTGCAACGGCTTCTTTCACGCCGTCTAAATCGACTTTAGTCAATACTTTGCTCCTGTTTATCTAGCAGGCTCTTGAGTTCCTGTTCCACATGATTCAGGGCGTCCAAACTGCCCATAAGCTCACGATATTGCTCCATAGACTTAACATTATTGAACTGTAAATAGTCCACAATGCTCTGTCTTCTTTCTCTTACTATGCGAAACACAGCTTCCGCAACAAAAATCTCATTCATTATCGAAGTTTATAAGACATTTCCCATAATCGTCAATCAATTAATTCAAAGTGTGGACCATCTATAAATGCGCGTTTTTTCATGTCACGTTTTTTATCAATATACGCATTCATTGCATCTTCCATGGTGCCGTTCCACTGACGCATATCCATAGGGTATGGTAAGGCCGCAGTTGACCAAGCTGCGCCCCAACATATGCCCACGCCTACATCTCTGGCCGCTTGTGCCATAGCATCTGCAATATCATCATAAAGATTTAGCTCCCAAGAAGCTCTTGAACCTACGTAGGCCATAAGATCAACTGCTCTGCCTTCAAGGTGCTTGGATTTCATCGTTTGACTTGCGCCGCTTTCAACTAACTCACGTTGTTCCTGTATAGTGCGAAGCCCACATATACATCCAAAATCTACTTTAGTGTTATGTATTGCCGTTTTTACAATTGTTTGAAGGCGTTCATCTACGCCCTCTAAATTATCCAAACTTCGTTTGCTAAGTTTAAACATCGGTTCCGTCTCCAAAAAGTTTTACACACCGCCAAGAAATAATATTATGATTTGGATAACGTTGCCTCACAATATTTACTCCATAAGCACTTATAGACAATTCACACATTTCCTTGTTTGGAAACACGGGACTGCCTACAGACATACAATTTTGCTCTGTACATACTAAAAAGATTGCAGCCCATATCACTTTTTCTTCGCCATACCCGTAAACGTTTCTCTTGGTAAAGCATAATCCTTCATTATTCTCCGAACCTCTGGCTCAGAAATATTTAAAGCAATAGAAATATTGCACACATCCATTCCATTTCTCGCCAGTCGATCAAGCTTCCTTCCAAAATTGGTAAGAGGACGATCCTTTGGCAAAACAGGAGAAAACTTCTTTTTTTTCTCATCCTCTTTCAATCTTAATCTAGGATCAACCGCCGCATCTCTTTTACATTGCGCCTGCCATGCCTTGCGATACAAATCTTCGTATTCAATGCGTTTTGTTTCTCTCAAACAATCATCCATTACGGTTTTACCTTCATATATTTGCTGACTGCACGATTGCCGAACCAAAACGACATTATGGCAGCGAACAGTCCTGCTGTTGCATCGTCCCATATCAAACTAAGAGCGCGGCCCAAATCGTGTCCAATATTTAAAAGTGCAAGCAATGCAGTCACTTTAATGGCAACGAATAAGCCAAAAAAACAATAAGTAATGACAGGGCGGACAGAACCTCGAAGTGCGTTAATAAAACCTCCAGCATCCATGCTATCATGCCTGTAAAGTCCCTCTGTTTCTTTAATGTCAGCCTCTTTATCCATAATACTAAGCTTAAGTTCAGCGCGTTTGGACATTAAATCCATCTCAAGCTGGGCTCTCTCAAGCTCATGTTTATGTTCTTGGTTTGCTTTAAAATAGTTGAGAACTTCGGGTAAAAACGAAGTGCCAAACCCTAATAAACTACCCAACAATGTAATCATTTCTCACCTATGAAAGCTGTAAACATTCTGTATATGGCTCGTTGATACTCAGTCATCGAACCATCTCCACCGGATTCTACATCTTTAAGTGCGTGTTCGTAGTCATCAAGTTGTAATGCCATCATGCGTACCTGTTCTTTAGTTTCATCCAGTGCTTTTTTTAGGCGGTCTGCCTCTTCTTCTCTTGACATTGTTAGTCCCAGAATTTTGTTTCTTTTGGGAAGAACTTTGGCTCGCAGTGCGCTTGGATTTTGTTTTGTTGGTAGACCCTTTTGGTCGTCCACGTTTCGTTTCCGGTGCGCTCGATTTCTCTGGCAAAGAAGGCACATCGGTGGATGTCTCGGAAGGCGGCGACTCCTCCGATTTGGACTTGTTGCCCGTCAATAAAGACGACCAGAAGGAAAGCGAAAACCATTTCATTTTTCTGAACCCAGCCACACCGCTATCGTTCCCGTCATCGCCCCGCTGACCACCGAAATCATAGCACTTTGTTGCGTTGATAAATCTTCAAGGCTCATTCCCCAGTTTATAACTTTAATGTACATAATGGTCATTACAAACATCATCAGTCGCGGCATCAGCTTGTATTGAAGTATTTTTTCAAAAGTGTTCGTCACCCTACACCTCTACATCAACCCGTGAACCCTGCGGTTGCTCCACGGCTTTCTTCTCGCCCAATCTATCATAACTGTACTGTAAAGCAACTTGTTGCTGTTCTACGACTTTTTGCTGCTTATGAACGCGCTGATGCTCACGCTCTATATTTTGTTGCGCTTGATGGTTCTCAATGCTTTGGCGTGCGGCTTTTATATTGGCATCAACAGCAAACGGCACGCCTCCTACCGAATTAATCACTGGCTTGCGCTCCTCAACAACCAAACTAAAACAAACAAACCACTTACAGAAATAATAAAAAGAAAAATACCAAGCACCCACTCAATAATTTTTTGTTTAATCTCTATGCGTTTATATTCATGCTCTTTCTGCGCCTGACGGACCTCGGCCTCTATTTTAAGCAACTCATTCCAGGCAGACGGCCCCAATGTACCCGAAATCCAAGTCCGTAATTCATCGCGTTGGGCCTGTATTTGACGCCGCTGAACAAATAATTCCATAGCCTGCGCTTCTACGCCACCGCCCAACGATTTATACCAAGGAGGCTTTTCAATTTGTTTGGCTGCAAAATCAAAGTCAGCCATGGCTTTGCCCCAACGAGACAAATCTTTCCCCATGCCCTCCAAATCACGCCCGATTTGACAGCCTTTACGAATAGCCTGAAATGCGCTGCTTGCCAGCGCAATCGCTGTAGCAGGATCTACCATTTAAAATTAGCCCGTGTAGTAGCGTAATGACCCGATTGGCCCCTGACCCGTGTAGGGAGAAGTTAGTGGTGGTGAATTATAAGAACCTGTGTATCCTTTTTCATCTACTATTGAATCATATAATGCATCTAAAGCCTGTGGCTGTTCAACCCCCAGTGACGCTATGCCGCCAACCTGCTGCCCAGTTCCAACATCAAAAGCATATTGCTGCGGAGATTGCGCAGCTAAGATCATCTGCTGTTGCATAGATGTCTTTTGCTGCTGCCGCTGTGCCAAGTTTAAAGGATCGGTCAATTCGCGGACCACGTTTCTAGGGTTCATACCAGGTTCTGGCTGATTTAAATTCAAACGTTTTAATAAATCTTCAAAATAAATAGGATCCGGTGAAATGAGGTTTTCTATGGGCGCAGGAGGTAAAATATCTTCTATGGGCCGAGGAAAGTCTTCAATAGGAGAAGGATCAATTACCGGAGATACAATAGGTGCAGGAATATCGGGATTTTGTATCCGCGGATCGTAGACAGGAGAGTTTGGATCAAGCTTGTCATAAGAATCTTGTCTTTGGGTAAACTCCAATTCTCGAGCCAATAAAGGGCTACTTTGAATTGCACCACGCGCCTGAAGTCTCGCCAAATCATTCGCGGACAACGTTTCTACTTCGTCCGGACGAACGTATGCAAAATCTCCGGATGACGGCTCTAATAAAGCGTCAACTAAACTAGTAGAAGACTTAAAAGTGTCACCGATTATTTTTTGACGACGAATTTTACTTTCAAGAGATTCGCGGTCCAAAGACGGAAAAAGTTGCCCTTGCATCGACATTTAGTAACCCAAATAACTCGTGCCCTTGATTGCAGCACCCGTGCCGCGAGCCTTCTGACGCTTCAACGTAGTAGGTATCTTTACCTCCTTCGTCTCACCATAAGGAATCTTACCCTGACCCTTGATGTCCGCAAACGGCTGCGCCTTCGGTGCCGCCCCAGGTGTGTTTGTCACTATCTTAACAGTTCTTGCCATTACTTTCTCCTTTTACCCGACCCGCCGTCGTTGTCTCTCAAAAAACCTTTCACCGTAGATTGATACAAAGGCATGTCATACCCAGATACCGCTCCCCCAGATTTCATCTTCCTCATACGAGGTAATTCAGTTCCTGTTGCCATTCTACCTAAATCAATATCACCGCCTCCACCGCGGCCTCTTCTAACAGATTTAATTTTTAAACGAGCTTTTCCACCAGCATCTTGCACTGTGTCGGGTATCCCTGCGTTTACCCTTGCCCTATCTCGTGCTACTTTTGGATGTTTTGCCGCTTTTTTTCTAGCCTCAGACTCGTCATCTGCTGAAACTGTGATTGGAGTATTTATTGAACCGGAACCCGTGTATTTAAAATTACCAGTCCGTTGATTACGAGAAACAGGCTCTCGTATTTCATATTTTATTTCGAACTCTGGCATTTTTAATCCCTCTGCTTCAACATCTCTCGTTGCATCGCACTCTCTATGCGAGCCGCAGTCTGCGCCTCCTGACTTGCCAGCCGCTTGTCAAATTGATCCGCCCGCATCTGCTGATTCTGCGCATCAAGCTGCAACTTGGCCTGATCTAACTGCGCGTCCTGCTGCTCCGCTTGCGCCCGTATCTGTAACTCCTGCTCCTTCAGCTTTATCAAAGGATCCGGCCCCTGACCAGAGACTTGTGCGCTCAACTGCTTTACCTGCTGTAAACCCTGCGCAACACCCTGTGCTATCAAAGCCTCCATCTGCATCTTCTGCTGCTCAACCGCCATAGGACCCGCTTGCTGCATCTGAGCCATAGCCTGCTCCTCCGCCTGCAACTTTACATGCTCCATAATGTGCTTCTGCATAGCCATAGCAACGGGCGGCAAGCCACCAACAATAGGACTCGCTGAAAAGACCAAATGCGCCGTAATGTGCGCCTGATGATTCTGACCCTGAAAAGCATACAACTGTAACGTGTCTAACGCATTGATGTTCTCCGAAGCAGGGTCCAAGGGCCGTGGCTCCTCGTCCGGAACCTTCTTCATCAAACGATCTACGTCCGTTACACCAATCGCCTCGTACATATCACGATACACTTCATGCATATTATGCAACTGAGGAGCCGCACTCGCCAACTGCATCTTAGTCTGCGCCAAAGCTATACGCTGCGCCTGACTAAACGTATTCGGATTGCTTACCGGAACTACATCCACACGGTCGTCAAAGTCCGACGCCATGACCATCTGGTCGCCACCCTCAACAGTGTACGGATACTCCTGCGGTAACGACTCCGACATAACACGCGATAACAACTTAAACTCAATACGCATCGCATAATGCAGCCGCTTGTGGACCGCACTCATTACACGAGTGCCCTGCTCCAACATAGCCAACGTCGTGCCAACCGCAGCCTGCTGATTACCATCACCAACCTTCAAATCAGTGATCGTCGCAAACCTCTGACCCGCCTGAACCACAAAACCCAACAAATTAAATAACGTCTGGTCCGGACCCTTAAACGGTAACGGCATCAAACTGTCACGAATAGCACCCCCAGGAGCATCTACATCCCTAAACTCACCAGGCTGCAATGGATCATCGTCGTCCCTGATCCGTAAGCCGCGGGCCTTGAAACCAGCAGGCAAGTTAGACAACGTGCCCGCATCAATCAACTGCCTTAATGCAGCCGTCGCGGTCCGCGATAATCCGCCAATCGTATGAATTAACCCCAACCCGTAAAACCCAAAACCCGGCAAAAACTTGTAATGTACAAAATATTGTATCTTTGCACGCTTCGGATCATCCTCACGATAATTACGCCGAATAGACAAAACTTGCCCGTTATCCTGCGAAATAGTCACAATATACGGCAGTTTTACCCCAGTTTCCTCGCCATCCTCGTCCGTATCCTCAAACCCCATCAAGTCTAAATCAACGTGGCACTCATACAAAGTACAGTCATAATCAATATTAGACGGCTCTACACCACTTATCCGGTTAATCTCCTCCTGTACGTCACTCTCACCACCCGCAGAAGGCATCACAGGAATGTCCAAATATACGCCAGCTAACTGCTGCTTGCGTAAATCATTCAACCCAATACGAACTACATGCGTTACATTCGGACATGTGTCCAAATCAGACGTCTCATACGGAACAACCAACTGCTCAACAGGAACAAACTTACTTACCGCACGACCCATAACCTCGTCATAATATACCTTCTTGAACGTGCTACCCGCCAAGGGCAAGTAAAACAACATCTGGTCCATGTCAGGAGTGTAATCCTCCATTACATTCGTAATGTAATAGTTCATAAACTGACGAACCCGGTGCGCCTGCTCCTGCTTGGCACGCGTCTCGTCGCCCATAATAGCCGTTCTCACAGGACCCGAAGAAGGCAATAACTCATTAAACGCCTGCGCCTGAAATTGCGTCGCAGCCTCCGCCAATAACGGATGAGTCACACCAGAGGCTCCACGAAACGGCTGCGCACGCTCCTCGTAATTAAAACCCAGTAACTCTAAACCGTTCGTGTACGCATCCTCCCAATCCTGACGACTGGACTTGTTTGACTCAAACTCACCAACTAACTCACTCGCAATGCGACCCAACTCACCCTGCGATAAATACTCCGCCAAATTCTCCGTAAACTCACCAGATTCCTCAACATCAGGCCCCGGATCAAAATCCACAACAACCCCGCCATCAGGATCGTCAACAATCTCTATCTCGATATCATCCTCAATGACAATCGGATCAACCTGACTGTCAGGTATCTCTAACTCCAACTCAGCCTGTAAATCTGCCTCGTCCAATTGTGACGGAACATTCCGGTCAATCAAACCCGCTATCGGTTGCCTCGCCATAGAAATCTCCTAGTAATACATCTTTACCCTAACAGACTTTTCTTCGTCTTGCCAATCATCTGTTGGTAACTGAACAAAATTGCCCTGACGATACCTCATCAAAGCCTGCGTCATACTATCTACCAAATCATCATACTCCCCATTCGGAAAAGCCGCTACCTCCTCAATTAACTCATCCGCCCAAGGCTCATCAGGGGCCCAAACCATCCCAGCCTCAAACAATGGACTCACACTGTATACCCGCGTGACCTTGTCATTACCCTTACTCGGAGTGAAATTTACAACAGGTATCCCAGTCTGACGCATCTCCTGCGTCAAAGGCAACCCACTCGCCTTCGCCTCCACAATCACACTGTCCGGGTCCCAATACTCATATTCCTCCAAAGCAATAGCCTTCAACTCAGGAAAATCCCAACGACCCTTCTTACAATCCAATAATATCAAACCAGGCCTGTCTCCCTCCTCCGGATAAAAAACACCCCACGTAGTTATCGCACTGTAATCCGCACGCTCACGCTTGCTAAACGCAGTGTCATAACTCTGTATCACAAACTTTAATTGTGGTATTGAATCCGACTCCCAACGATTCCACCAATCCCGCGGTATAATCGCATTCTCCTCACCCGTGGGATTCTGCTGATATTGTGCATTCCACTTGCTAGGTGGTATCGAAGCCTTCACCGCATCTAAATCATCAATTGTCCAAAACTCCGGCCAACATGACGTCCCATCCTCAAATACCGCAGGTAACTCAACAACCTCCCATTGATCCGCTAAAGGATCACGAGCCATAGCTCGCAATAACTGACCCGTCATGTCCTTCTCAGACCAACGCGTCTGAACCAAAACTATGCTGCCTCCAGGCTGTAAACGCTGACGAGGACCACCCGTGTACCAATCCCATGCATCGTCAAAACCATTCGCACTCATCGCCGTCTGCTCCGAATGAGGATCGTCAATGATTATTAAATCACCACCACGACCCGCTAAATTAGAACCAACACCAACAGCATAATACATACCACCACTGCTCGTGTCCCAACGACCACTCGCCTTACTGTCCGCCGCCAATCTAACATCAGGAAATACACCCTTGTAATCATCCGAATCCAAAAGATTCTTCGTCTTCCTACCAAAATTTACAGCTAACTCCGTCGTGTGCGTCGCCTGTATGATCTTCATTCGCGGATTACGACCCATCATCCAAGCAGGAAACAAAAAAGATGCAAACTCACTCTTCGTGTGCCGCGGAGCCATGTTAATAATCAAGCGCTTTAAATCGCCGCTCGCGACACGCTCCAACTTATCAGCAATAATTTTATGATGCCGACCTGCAATGAACTCCGGCCACATAGCCTTCACAAACGGTAAAAAA